CAGAGAACGTAGCTGGAGAAGAAGACACAAATGGAGATAATGGTCCTGACGTAAATGATGACGCAGACAATACTACTTCTCCCAGCATGTATTCTTCCTTTGCTAATTTATTACACGAGGAAGGACTGTTATCTGATTTGGAGTCTAATACAGAAATAAAAAGTGTTGATGATTTAAAAGCATTAGTTGAAGCTGAAATTTCTAGAAAAGTAGAAGAAAAGTATAGTCCAGAAGAATTAGAGGATATACGAGCACTACGTAATGGTATTTCAAGAGAACAACTTGCAGAACATCACAAAGTACAAAATCAACTAGATTCTATTGGGCAAGAGCATATAGAGAATAATGGTGAATTAAGAAAGCAATTAATTTACCAAAACTATATTAATCAAGGTTTATCTGAAGAGAAGGCAGCTAGCTTAGTAAATAGAAGTGTTGATTCAAACTATGACACAGAAGATGCTTCTGAAGCGTTACAAAATTTAAGACAATTTCAAGCTTATAAATTACAAGCTCAACAAGAACAAGTTAAAATTGATAATGCAAATGCACAAGCTGCATATGAAGCAGAGCAAGCTAAATTAAAAGATTCTATTTACGCAGCAGAGGAAGTTATTAAAGGACAACCTTTTACTAAAGTACTTAAAGATAGAGTCTATAATAGTATGACTAATGTCATTGGTAATTCCCCAGAAGGGAACCCAGAAAATGCCCTAATGAGAGATCGTAGGGAAAACCCTATAGAGTTTGATTCCAAACTTTACTATCTATATGAAATAACAAAAGGATTTAGTGACTTTAGCGTAATGAATAAAAGAGCTACAAGTTCAGCTGCTAATCAATTAGAGCAAGCTTTAAGATCTACTAATTTTATAGAAGAAAGTGGAATGCCTAACTATTTACAAGATAATGATAGTTACGACGGTATAGGATCAGAATTTGTATTTTAATTAATATATAAATAAATAAGTAAAATAAATTATGAGTGTAGGAAAATTTGTAATGACTAAGGGAAAAGCCTGGTCAGGATTAACATTGAAAAACCACATTGGTGCTATCTTTGGTAGTAGACCACAATTGGTTTCTAAACTGACAACTGTTCTATTGCAACAGTCAGGTATGAAGAACTTAGATACAATGCTATCTATGTTCCCAGAGAAGACATTAGAAACATCTGATGACTTTGTATGGAAATTAGTAGGAAGTGACGAAAGAAACATCCCATTAGTAGAAGCACGTTATAACGGAGCTGTAGTATTAGATTCAGACTCTAATGTAGGACAGGGACGTAGTAACTTTGAATTAGTATTTGGTGAGAAATGGTTCAGTGATGTTCACATTATCGCAGGTAACAGACCTGATGTATACCAGATACGTATCTTAGAAGACCCTCGTGAAGAAGGTGGAAATTATGTTTACACATGTGAAGTATGGGGTGGACAAGAATCATTAGCAGGTATTCCTGGAGATGAATTAGTACGTGGAGTACGATTCTCTATTGAATCTGCTTATGTTGAGGATGAACTATCTATTAAAGGTGCGGGGATTCAATTTACTTCTCCTTACTTAATGAGAAATAGTATGTCTACATTAAGAGTAGAGCACAAAGTATCTGGAGCTATGATTGACTGTAAAATTGAACCAGTTTATCATACAGGTATTGAAACTAGAGACCCTAACTCAGGTAAGGTTCATAGATCAATGACATGGATGCAAGAAGTTTACTGGCAGTTTGAAAAGTCATTATCTAGATTAAAGTCTCGTACTTGTATGTTTGGTAAGACTAACCGTGATGAAAATGGTAGATTCTTAAACAAAGGTAAATCAAATATTGAAATTAAAGCAGGTTCTGGAATTAGAGAACAAATGGAAGTGTCTAACACTGTACATTATAACACATTTTCTATTAGATTATTAGAAGATATGCTTTATGAATTATCTGAAGGAAAATTAGATTTCTCAGAACGTAAGTTTGTATTATACACAGGTGAAAGAGGAGCTGCTCAGTTCCATAGAGCTGTAACAGCTGAAGCATCTGGATGGTCTAACTTAACAAACACTAACCCATCTACTTACCAGAAGACTTCTTCTCAATTGCATGCAAATGCTATGAAAGCAGGATTCCAGTTCACAGAATGGTTAGCACCTAACAATGTACATATTGTACTTAATGTAGACCCAGCTTACGATGATAAAGTTAGAAATAAAATTATCCATCCAGCAGGAGGTGTAGCAGAATCATACAGATATGATATTTTCTACATGGGATCTATGGAAGAGCCAAACATTCAAAAAGTTAAGGTTCGTGGTGAAGATGAATTGAGAGGATACCAAGCAGGTATTAGAGATCCATTTACAGGTCGTAAAGGTGGTAGAATGGAAAGAATGGAAGATTCTGCAACTATTACTGCAATGCTAGGTGTTGGAGCTTTAGTTAAAGATCCTTCAAGAACTGCAACGTTGAAACCGTCTATCTTAGGAC